CCCTCTGTCGTAGCCGCTGCCGATTGAATGTCCAACAAAACAGATGAAGCAAGAGTTTCTATCATCTTCTGACGATAGACCTGCGCTCCACCGCCTGACCTTTCCTCCATCACAGCTAAGCAGCAAGCAAGTATCGCTTGTGCATGTTCAGTTCCACCTAACGGCCAAGGGTATTCGTTGCTCAATCGTGGAGGAACAACTGCATACTGAACGGTGATTGTCTCTGCACCATTAGGGATCGGATACACAAGCAAGCTGTTGCGACTGCGAGATGCACCTTCTCCGCTTACAACTTTCTTCGCACAGTATTGCGGATTGTCAGTTTTACTTTCCGATGAAATCAACTGCCGCAGGTGTGTTTCCTGAGCGATCGCCAAACGATTACTATTGGAACGCGAAGTGGTTGGCTCTCCAAGGAAGTTGCCAAAGTCGATAGGCAATTCGTACTCCGACTTCCCAGACTCCATTGCGATTTCCACAGTTAGCTGCAAAAAAGACCAGCTATGCGGCGCACGACGCAAACGCTCTTTCTGAGCTTCTGTTGCGTCAGGTATTGTCATCTCGCTAGGAGGCGGGAAGTAAAATCGGAATAAACCTCCCTCGATAATGCTGTCAATTACCGATCGTTGTTGATAGTCGAGCAACGAAGCATCTTTGGGGTAATCCGGCATCACTGCCGTTACCTCTTTTCGCAACCAGTGATAGTTGCCGTATTCTGCTTCTCTTATGGGCCAAACCATTACGCCATTCCTAGTTGCTTCATGTCAGTAACGATGGAGGCAGCCAGCTTTTGCTGGAACAGCTGATAATGCACTGACCCCTCTGTACCCAATAGCTCTGGGTTCTGCTGTGCTTCTGCTGCGGCAAGGATCGACGCGATTATCGTGTCTCCATGAGTTTCTCCACCCAGAGGATATGGGTTTTGCTGAGAAAGTGTTTCAGGAGCGAACATGTACCAAAACGACAAAGTTCCTTCCATGTCTGGTGTCGGATACACACCTATCTCATATCGCGTGTCGTGAGTCACCTGCTTGTTTCTCACAGCACTATATTCTGGAGTTCCGCTTAAACCTTCTCCAGTAATACGAAGTCTTATCCCTTCTTCCGTTGTATTGCTTAAAGGATGGTCGCCGTAGCTTACCGTTGCTACAGATGCAAGTCTTTGAAAATCATCAGGCAGCGTGTACCAGTTCTGCCCAACTACTAAATCAATAGTGTTGAACCTACGAACGAAACTCCACTCGTGCGATTGTTCGCCGGTAGGAAAATAAAACCATCGCAGTCCGGTACAGATAGCGTCATCGATGGACAATTGCTCGTCCTCGCTACGGACTGTTCGTGCGAGCGGGTAGCCAAGTCTCCTCGCTACCTTTCGTTCAATTTCGTCGTAGGTGATTCGTAATGACATTTTATTAGCAGTAATGAACAGTTAGCCTTGGAATAACCGAACCCCCAGCAGAACTCATCACTACCTTTAACTCTTCATTTTTCGTGAAGTTGTTGTGCAGAAATGTCGGAAACTTAAAATCTGCATAAGCATATCCATGAGTTGCTGCGTGATGCTCCCATACAGTGACACCACCGTAGGTAACGGTTATGTCGCCACCCTGAGTTGCTGACCAAGACCAATCGATTCTAGCGATTGCCCAGAACTCGTCCGGATCAGCAGCGATTGTAACTGTCGCGGTTCCTCCGGCTGATCCCTCAACATGTACGTTTTTAACGTGTACGCCGGGGTTAATAATGTCGCCATGTTGTGCCATTGTTTTTTCTCCTATACAGATGCGTCAGCAACTAAACCTTTGTCAACATTGACGAACTCTCCATCAATCTCGACCGTATATTCTCTCGGATTCTTGGGGTTTTCGCCAACCAATAAACCAATCTTGTCTCCATCGACAAGAACATAGTCAGCCTTGTCCCAATGATCCGGAACCTCTGGTTCTTCTTTTGCCTTGACTGGCTTTGGATCGTCTGTGTCATTTTTCATCGTATCTTGCTTGATTTCCGATGGAATTGACTTATCGAGCCTAACATCTCCAGCCCTGAACTCCAGAACTTTCATCTCGTCGTCTAACCTTACGCTAAGCGACCCACCTGCGACTACACCGCAAAAAACTCCGTTACGCACATTGCCAGCGTGGGAAACTAGAACTTTCGTGTTGTTCGGAACTGAACTCCAAACAACCTGCTGCTTCTCTCTTTCAGCTTCAGTCGGACAGCCAATTCCATGCGACCGCAAAATTGCAATCACCATTTCCGCTGGCAATGCTCCACCTGAGCTTTTGGTGCGATGCCACATGCGTAACTGCTGCATGTATTCGTCTTTGACCTCTTGTGGCAACTTATGCTCACAAACACCAGTCATTCTCTCAATCTGTTCAGCGTTTTGTGGATGAATCACTTTTTCACCTTCCCGAGTTAAAAAAATATGGCGACACAGCACATTTGCCGTATCGCCATATTTGTAGTTGACATCAGACGCAGAATCTACGTCTTAAATTAAGCTACTTGCACGCAGTGCATAAATGCGGCTTTTGCAGTAGACGCACTTCCGGAAACTGACTTCGCACCAAGAATTGCTGCGAAGTTCGTGTCGTCCGGCCAGTTTACATCGGCTTCTAAAGTCGCTTTGCTCAGAGCTTTCTTCTGAACACCGTCGATGTAAATTTTCAAGCGTTCCTCTGAGCTATTAGGATCAATAACAAAACCTAGCTTGTAGGTTGAGCCGCTCGTAATAGCCTGAGATACGCCAGAAACGGTCGAGATGCCGACAGCTGCTTTTTGATAGACAAAAACAATGCTGTTATCGGCCTTAACATTGAATCCAACGTAATCCGTACTAGCTTTTGGCAAACATGTAGTATCTACGATAGCACTGTTGCCGCCTGATCCCGGCTCAATAACACCAGCAATCAAACCGAAGTTGGTCGTTGCTGCTGGGGTCAAAGTTACAGCTACTTCGTAAGCCAGAACGTTGTCAAGAGAAAGCGTACCAATACCAGCAACGTTACCGCCGCTAATGACGTTAGCTTCAAGGTTACTTCCGGTACAGGTCAGAAGAACACCACTGCCATCGGCCTGACTAACAGCACCACAACCAGTATCTCCAAAAATATTAACACCATCTGACGCTTGCGCAGTCGATGCGGTCGTGTTGTAGAGATCCGATGAATAGTTGCTTACAGCTCCGCGTGCAGCTTTTTGACCATCCGGGGAAACCAGTTCCCCTTTCACAAGCGACCAGATTCGGTTGCTTGGGCCATCCGCTTTGCCCTGACCACGATGGTTCGTGAACAAAGCGGGAGAAAGTAAATTTAACATGACTCATTAAGTCCTTTGATTGTGTTTACGATTGTTACTGTGGCTTATGAAGATCACTGAGATCCTACCCAACATGCACGACGATCGACGCACATGTAGTTGCACCAGTTATCAATATGCACAGTGCGGACGTTGTGCTGCGAAGGGCTAATCTTCGGCTGGCTTCGTCGCATCTGGCAACCAGTTTTTGCAAACGGACGGAATGAAGTCCAGTTAATGCCATACAAAGGATTGCTGGTGTCGTTGTTTTCCAGATATGGAACCCAAGAAATTGGAACACCACCGATCGTAACCTGATTCATAAAGCGAGCAACGTCGCTTCCGAGTCGGTCGTTTCGGTCCTCTGCCAATCGCTCAAGAGCATCTTGTACCGCATAAGTGGTAAAGATTTCATAGTCAGCACCCTGACTTTTCATGCTTGGGTATTCAACCGGAGGCATGAAGTGAGTGTAGACGAGAGCTTTCTTGACCTTTGCAACAAGATCGTCGCGGTTAATGCTTGAATAACCGAACGTCCAGTTACGCCAGCGTGGGTAAGCATCGCTATCAATACCGCCAGCACCGCCAGCAAAACCTGCTGGGTTGCCACCGGAGAAAGAGCCGCCATCGCCAGTATTTTTCTGCAACCAGAATGGAATACCCATTGGGCGACGGTCAGAAGAGCTGGTCGGAGCTGACCATAGATTCTCTTCGTTCAGCTCAGCCATGCTATTCAAAGCATCGTGTTCGCGAACTTTAAGAATACGAATGATCGTTTCGCGATCGCTTTGGAACTCTGGCTCATCGATGTCGTAGGAGTAATTAACGGTCTGCATTGCCCAAGGGACATTTGCAGAAACCATTACGTCCTCGACCCCGGTAACATCCGTTGCAAACATGCCGGTGTTACGAGCAAGACCAGAGTTTTTGACCTGAACGCGCCACGAGATTTGCTCGCCGCCTCGTTCTTCTACTTTTTGCTTGGACATAAAACGGCTAGCCACATACTTTTGATGCGGTAGCGAAATATCGGTCCACTTGTTCCGATGGAACTTTTTAAGCGTCAGCTGCACGAAGTCATCCAGCTGGTCAGGGGTTAATCCCACAGACATTTTACTTGCCTCTTGGCTAATGTAACGGTCGCCGTGGGGCGACCCCGTTCACCAGACTAACGACACATGCCGAAAGCCAACGCTTTTCCCGAGCCGAACGTATACTACTTAGTTTTCTTCAAGCATCCGTTGATACGCTTCGTCGGTTTCCGCAAGGATTCGCTGGATTTCCGCTTCTTCACTATCATAAGGTTCTGCTGATTTGACTTGTTTGCTAACTCTGCTTCCGCTCGATTGTCGTCTTGCGGCTTGTTTCTTCAGTCGCTTTTGCGACTCATTTTTTCTTATTTGTTCAGTTCTTTCTCGGAAAGCTAATGCGTTCGCGTCTCGGATCAAAACATCAAGCGACGGGATCTGCTTTCCTTGAGAACTCAATCCGGCAGTAATCATGTCGATCGTTTCTGCCAGCTTCATTCTTCTGTCCATCTGATCTTTTGACATGCTGGATGGCTTTGGGCCGCTTCCCTGTTTGCCAAAAAAATCTGGGTCTAAGGTGTCAAGCTGGTTATTAAACTCGCTTATTGCTCCGTCGCTTTTTGTTTCTTCAAGTCTTTGATTTTGCGACTCAAGCTGTGCGATCTTTTTTTGCAACTGGTCAATTGCAGTAAATGCCGACTGAGTTACATCGTCATATTCCTCTAGGTCGATTTTTGAAATGTCCCAGCCTGCTACGGATTCCTGCTCCTGATCTGGAACTTCCTCTTTGACCTCTTTCTTCTCTTCCTCTTTCGGCTTTAGTTCCATCGCCTGTCTAGCGTTGATCCTGCCGAACTTTTCAATTAGATCTCTGCTACCTAAGTCATCGATTTCTTCTTTGCTTAAACCGTAGCTTTGACCTAACGTGTAATCTTCCTCGCTTAGTCCGATGTCGTCTTTTACGGCATCTTCTTCAACAACCTCTTCCTGCACTTCCTGTTCGTCTACAGTTTCTTCTACAGTTTCGTCTGTAGATTCATCAACTGGATCAGACATAATCTCTTCAACCTGCACATCCTCGCCAATAGGTGCTGATGCCAGAGCGATCTCTTCTTCTGTCAGTTCAATGTTTTCTTCAGCCATTTTTATTCCCGAGTTACGCTTAAAGTTCGTCTAATAATCATAGTTGTGGTCAAAATAAAGTTATTTTCTCAAGACCAATTCTTTTGCGTTAGCGAAATCACGCTCCGAAAGCATAGCACCGCTTCCGTTGCTGCTATTCAGATCGTTCATTTGTCTAGCCTTCAGATACTTGTTAAAAGACTGCGGACCATCGCATTTAACCTGAAAAAACTTAGGCTCTGCCTTGTCACGAACAAACTCAACGCCCTTGATACCTGTCTGCTCAAGGTGCTTTTGCATAGCTGGCAAGTTTTGCTCGATAAATCCCATTGAATCGGAAACAATCTCCGCTCGATGGTTCATAACCTTTGTCGTTTGAACCGTTGCGTCACGAACTCTCCTGAGCCAAGTACCATCCTCTTTCTGATAGAAGCCATCTTTCGCTTCCATCATTTGCGAGAAACTTAGTAGATGAATGTTCCCGTCATCATCCTTGAACTCATATCTCATGTTCTAGGTTCCGCTGGTTGAGGAATGTTCGTTTTCGGCACACCACTTCTGTCGCCTGCCGATTCGTTTCTTCTAGTGTAAGTTCTATTTGTCACTTGTGGCTTTTGCATCTCGGGCATTGCACCTTGTTGCGGAGGCATTTGCACAGGCTCTTGGAACTTAATGATGTCAGCAATAGCTGGCTGATTAAGCATCGTAGCATAACGACTGGTAAGCTCACGCATGTCAATCGTCCCACCCTGCTGCTGAAGTATTGGCAGTAGTGGTGCGTACATTTGCTGCAATAGCTGATTCACAACCATCATTCTCTCACCCGGACCTTGATATGTCATTGAGTAGACATCAAGCTGGATTTTGTAATCCTTGAAATCACCCTCTCGGTCGTCAGGAGTCCACGTTGAGTCCGCCGTGTATTCGCTGTTGCCAGAAAGCTGCATCATTCCGGGGATAGTCTTAAACTTGTCGTCCCACAAAAGTCTAGCAAGTTCTGTGACAACATCATTTGCGGCAGCCATCACAGTAGACTGCATCGACTGCTCCATCCTGCTCGTAGCACCGTGTATCAGCTTCTCTTGACCAACGCTATCTGCGGATGCACCCAACCCGAGTATTGCAGACAGATTTCCAGCCATACGATCAAACAGCTCCATCGATTGAAGCATAAACGAATTAACTGCTGGATCTACACCACCGATTCCAACTGGCTGAATCTCGGAAACATCTTGCACTTCAACCATGTCACCGTCGCTTGCTTGACGTATGCGAGCAGCACCATCAGCACCCTGCGGAGTGTATGCAAGAATCTGCTTAGCACGCTTTGCCTGCCGAGCTGCTTTCCGCATCAGGTTGTTTGCTAGTTTATCGAGATGAACCCACTGCGATGCAGGAGGCACTGGCATTGTGTTGTCGGGTACAGTCGTGTGAGCTAGTTTCTTGTATGGTCCAGTCTCGTTTCCTTCCCACTCACGAATAGCAATCGGATCTCCCTTTAATGCACAGATTCTCCTGTCGTCTACGACAAATGTGTAGATAAGACCGTCGCGAGGTATGTAAAGATCGATCAGGTCAATCATGTCCTCAAATTCAGACGATGTGGCAAAACCTTCTTTTGTGAGATCCTCTACTCTTTCATTGCGATCTGTCGTAGGCGTGCTTGGCGAAAGATCCTTAATTGCCTCTTTGTCAAAAGCCCCGTTCTCTAGTTCGTCAAATGGGATTCGGTACATGTCTCCCTGAAACTTGCACTCCGTCCACTTCTTTGCACTGTAATCGTGTACCCAATCGTCGATAGATATTACAGACGCAAAGGGCATACCGGGGTCCATCAGAATGTCATCTTCCGCAATGACCTCACCGGAATCAGCCATGTGTACTTTGACAATACCAATGCTGAAGAATGAGTTACGCACCCACTCTCTGAATGTGTCGCGAATTTGAATCTCGTCCAGCATGTTGTTGGTTGCCAGAGCATAGTGATTCGCAAAACCCTTCAGCCTTTTGTCAAACGTCTCAGCTGAAACCTTTGGATTCGCACCCACCAGCAACATTGTGTACCCCTCAACTGCTTGTGCTGTGAGGTTGATGTATTTGACAGGATGAGTTTCGTTGTCCGTGTATGTCGGTCCCGCAAACTCTTCAACCAGAACTCTATTCAGATCGCGAAACTGACGCAGCTCTCGGTAGCTATGTTCAACTGCTTTGAACAGACGCTGCTTACGCTCCTCAGTCATCAACCCGCCGAGATTCTCACCTTCGTCTTTGTCTTTGCTTTTGTCGGAAGATTTGCTCTCGTAATCGGGCATATCGTCCTTAGACATTTCAGCGACTTCAGAATAATCTCCCGGCTCTGTCGGCACTACTCTTGGTTCCGACTCCATGTTTCTTTCAGCCGGATCATCTTTTTTGTTCTTGTCGTCGAGCATTTATTTACTCTTCTTTTCGTTTTTTGGCCCAAAGTCGCACTTGTCGCCGGGGGAAAACACACTATATCCCCAATCTACACGATTTCGCATTATCTCAATTTTTTCTTGCGACCCCGGTATAGCTTCCGTTGTAAGTGGGTCAAAAGGCAACTCCGGTTCTGCGTCATTGCGACATTTACCCCCTCTATAATCGCAACATTGCACACAAGGTACATGTATTATCCAGTTCCTGCACGATTTGCATTGCACTTTCCTTTCTGTCTGTTCACCAAAACCGGCTGGCATACCGTTTTGTTTTACCCATCGACAGATCTCGTCATTGTCTATTTCTTTCTCAAAAGCCTTCAGATCGCGAATTGTGCATCCAAGTTCTTCAGCTATCCACCGGCTATCTACTACGGTGGACTGACGCAACCCTATTACAAGCCTTGCTTCAGGGCTAACCATTCCATACGGATAGTCATTTCGCGTTGGCCTATGCAGTTTAAGACTAATCTTGCCAGTCATTGTCGTAATCTCTATGTGTCGATTCGGCAAGAAATTCTTTGTGCCTTTCTGCGAATGATCCGACTGGGGCTTTCGCATAGGTTGCCTCAAAGCTGTGGGGGCTACTTCCAACACGATCCTTGCTCGCTTGATAGGCTATGGCAGCACCGATAACACGGTCGCCGTGACTGACTCCTTTAGCATCGTCGGAAGCTCCCGCTACCAATCCATGCTCTATCTTCCCATTTTTGAAGACGTAAACACTGCACTCTTTAACTAGATCCGCAGAACGCAGTATTATCTCGCGATCTTTAACGCCCTTGCGGAAATCAGTGAACATCATCGTTTTGGTTCTCTCGTCAGTCCACCATCCCGGCTCCGTCTTCCTTGTTCGTTTCCTGCGTGTCAACGAACGCCGGTAGTAAATGTTCGTGTACTCTTGGTGAAGAACTCGTCTAGTAAACGCAGCACCGGGACCGTTATGTTCCCAAGCCAAGTAAGCGTCGTGGAACATTTTGCAAAGACTGATAGCTAGATCTGCAAATTCTTGAGGAGGAGTTGTCCTGCCTGTCCACTCCCCAACTTGCTGCACCTCATCTCCTACCAATTCAAAAATCATTGCAGTTGAAGAAGATGTGTAAGACCCGCCGAGTCCATTACTAACGTCGCAACCTATGACGTACTGTCTGACTGGTGGCATGTCCCCATGACCAAGAGGTGTCCATATCTTTAATGGTCCATTTTCAACATGATGGAAACTAGGCTCAAGAGTTCTTGTATCAAAGTCGATGTCGCCTTCGTGTGTAGGCTTTTGTATCGTCTCTTCCGCACAGGTCTGGAAGTCATTGCCAAACACCTTGTAACTAGACCCGCCATAGTCCCTATCCAATTCCTGAGCAATATTCTGTGGCGTAGCACCACCACGATCGCACTGGTCGTCATACCAAGGTGAACGCTCTACTCCCTCTAGCTTGAAACCTCTTCTACGCAGTCTCTCAAACTTCGCCTTCACTTCGTCTGTCATCTCAACGTAATCTTCTGGGAGAGGATTAGTTTCATCGACAGCTACAGGCAAGTAGTTTTCAAACTTGTATAAACCTCTGTTTCTTACTGGGTTTTGCTTCCAGTCAAGTATGACTTTTATGAGATTGCTGTCTGTGTGCATCAAATCGTAATAAGCACCGTCACTGCCTAGAGGTGTCGATACGACAAGCCTGCAATCAGTAACGTGCTGCGTCGATGCCATCGCCATTTCATCTGGACCGCGAGGGAACTTTGCAAGTTCGTCCATCAAGAACCAGCTCTTTCGTCCTCCAGATGCAACATTGCCAGTTGCGGCAAACGCACTAATGGTTGACTTGTTGTCTAGGTTTGTCCAACTGTGGTTCGCTAGCTCACGCTTGTAATTGACATTCCTCTCGCCGCTCATCCATCTCGGAAGTCTTGTTAGCTCCCAATCGATCTTCCATCCAATACTGTCTGGGTTTTTCGGATCGTCAGCAGCACGCTCGTCTTTTGAAACAATCCCAATAGCACTCATCGGTGCAAACAGGAAGTTATGCACAGCAAACAGAACGCCCATCCAGCTTGCACCTTCGCCACGAG